GCAATATAAGCATCGGTATCCCTAACAAGAGAAGACCTTTTATCAGATTCATTAGGGAATCTAGCATCTATTTTTGCAGTATCTCGTAAATGTGGTTTTTCTTTGCCATGAGCATCTAGATTTGATTTTCTATGAGTATCATAGGGAGCATCTGTTTGAACCTGCAATAATACAGGCTCTAATGCAGCAGTCATCGCTGGCTTAAATACATTTTTAGCCAATAAATCTGGTCTTTTTACAGTTTGAGAGATTTCTAGAAGGGTATCTTCTAGTTCTTTAAATCCCTCAAGTGTGTAATAAACGCCCATATCAACCCGATTTTTTTGGATGGAATTTCATATATGATAATAGATTTCTCTGTAATTGTTCAGCTTTTTCCTCATCAGTTAAAGGTGGAACAATATAATCATGAGACATCGGGATTATCTGTTCCATCCTATAAGGAGTAGAGCCTTGTTTTATCTTAGAATTAAGATTTCCAGTAGCAAATGCACTTAGAGCTACCAGCATACCTCTATTCCCAATCAAGCCATCGTGATACATCAATTCAATATTGACCATATCATCTGATGATATATCTTCAGGACACCCACCATGAGCAAGAATATAAGCCCTTGCTTGAGAGCGAATGTCCCTAATTAGTTTTTTCGAGCATCCCTATAATTAGGTTCAATCGCTTCACTAATCTTTTCCACAATTTCTAATTGAAGCTGTAAAGGTAACTCTGATTCAATATCTTCATAGGTAAAGTCTTCAGAAGAACCGTCTTCTGGAATAAGCATTTGGAAGTATTTGAGAATACGCTTTTCCATACGCAATACAGCAGAAACAGTTTCTTTTGCTGACATACCATCAATAATGACATCATCTTCTTTTAATTCAATGCCTTCAATCTGTTCTTCAGCAACACTCTTCCTGAAAACTTCTGTCATCTTCTCATATCTGCTGTTAATTTCAGCTTCATCAAGTTCAATGATACTTTTATCAATTACCAGTTTTTCATTAGAAGTTGGAACTCTTACTGTGAATTTATTACCTTTGATTTCAAAAGTCTTTGTGCGAATTGCGTCATTGAATCCAAACTTTGATGATAATTTTGTCATGTTAGCCTTTTACTATTGTGTTATAGATGTCGTTGTTTAATTGATTTACATAGGTTACAACCGCTTCTGGGGTCATAACAGGTGCGTGAAGCCTAGCTATTTCATAAGCTAGGTTCATCTTCACAATTTTTTGAGCGTGGAAAGTAAACCAGTTCTTTTCATTAGTACCAGCCAATTCCCACAATAAATCTAGTAATTGATTACTGTTCTGTATCTGTATTTGCTTTGACTGTGTCATTTTGTTTTGTCTTTGTAGGTTTTGTGTAAGGATTGTATTTTGCTAGAACAGTTAATGCAACAAATTCTACTGTATCAGGAGTAGCCAATGCCAAAGCATCAGCCACTTCTTTACCATCAACTACCAAGCCTTGAGCAACAGAATCAAGGCTTGAATAAGTTGTCACCAATGTTTCAATTGCTTGGGCTAATGTAGTCATTATGTGTTACTCCATCCATACTGGTTTCCACGAGGATGTACTGTAAATACACATTTCGCTTCAGCATTTGGCTGTGAATCAATCTTGAATTCAGATACACGACCATTGAAAGCATAAGCTTGGGTACTTGTGCCATCTACAGATGTAACTACAAATGTACGGTCAATAGAACCAGATTGTGAATCAGAACGAATCAAGGCTAATGCTGCATCGCTTGGATTCCAAGGAGCAGTAATAGTCATAGATGTAGGTGCTGACTGAACTGGAATCTTGTCTGATTGACGAGAGCCTGCAACAGAGAATGAAGCGACAGCATCATCTTGTCCGAATGGTGGTACAGCTTCCACATTTAATTGGATACCTGCTGAACCAGTACCATTAGCAGCTACACCTGCAATGTTACCTACTTGACCAGTCCATACTGACAAGTTAGCAGTTGAAAGAGCAGTTGGATTAGAACCTGTTTGCATCCATAGGGATGCGGTCATTCCTGCTAAGATTTTATTTGGTGCTGTCATTTCTTACTCCTAATTAAGCGTTGTTAGACCAACCGTACATATTGCCACGAGGGTGCAATGTAAATACAGCTTTAGCTTCAGCGTTAGGCTGAGAATCAACTTTGAACTCAGATGCTCTAGCATTGAAAGCATAATATTGAATGTTTGTGCCGTCAGTTGCAGCAACTACATAAGTTCTTTCTGTAGATGAAATGCTTTCAGCATCAGCACGAACTTGAAGAATATTTGCATCACTTGGATTCCAAGGTGCTGTAATAGTCATTGAAGTTGGAGCAGATTGAACTGGAATCTTATCACTTTGACGAGAACCAGCTACAGTAAAGTTAGCTACAGCATCATCTTGACCAAATGCAGGTACAGCTTCAATGTTCAACAAGTTACCAGATACAGCGATTGCTGATACATTGGCTAATGTAGACAATTGAGCAAGAGTTAAAGGTGTTGGAGTAGCTGAAGGCTGCATATACATTGATGCAGTCATACCTGCTAAGATTTTATTTGGGATACCCATTTTAGATTCCTCGATTAAAAAAATTAATAAACATTATCTTATGTTGAGATATAAAGCGTACAGTCTAAAGATATTTGCTGTAAACCCAAATCGTTATCGTATGTTGCATAGTGCATATATACATCTGCTTTAGCTACCTCTATTAGACCACCAAAAAGACCTGAATAGCCATGTAGTGATTGTAGCAAATCATTTGTTAAAGTTAAAGCGACATCACTATCTACATGGAATATAGAGATTTGGAATACAGGAGTATCAATTCCCTTATTATTTTGATTCTGCCCTGTATATACAGGCTGATGAACTGCTCTAAGTTGCCAAGTCACAAAACCTGTCTCTGCTTCCAAGAATTCCTGTCTATTGAAGTTCTGATAAACAGGAAACTCCTCTCCAAATATAGATTTGAGTTGGGCTTGGATAGCTTGTGCATATATGGCTGGATTCTGTTGGCTCATGCTGGCACTTTCGGGTCTACTCTATAGCACATTAAAGTAATACTTAATCTATCATTAGCTTCACGAACATCAGTAATACGCCATTCATTGCCATTCCAATCAATACTGTAATCAGGCTGATTATTCACAACATCTCGAGCAAATGGTGTGTAATTAATCACAAAATTGACTAAATCGGTATAAGCACGATACTTCTCAGTTGTTCTAAGACTGTTAGCAACATCTTTCACCCTAGCTCTGGTATCGAATAGTTTGGTCTTTGTAGTCTTGTATTGACCATACGAATTAACACTCTTAACCAGAGTATTAATCGTAATATTTTCGAACCGTTCAATTCCACTCATAGAGTAGCTGTCCTGTACTTAGTCAATAAGCGTAAGAATCCATAAGGAATCTCTTTTTTGTTAGCCATATCTGTATCAGAACGATTATTGTACCAATGGGTCAAAATCAATAACATCGCTTGTCTGATACGCTCCACATTCATATCTTCAGTAGCACCATAAAGAATACTGTCATAAGTAATCTGAACAGGAGCAGTCCTTACTGAACTCAATGCTGCTGGGAAAGCTTGACCATTTCTAGTTCTAAGTAAAATAGGGTTTACAGTAGTATCAACTAAGTAAATAGATGGGTCTAATGTCTGTAATATGTCATGCTCATCCCAATATTTAACAACTAAATTGCTAATATTAGGCTGTGGAATAGCCATACCAGTTTGATTGAAGCGTAGATAGTTACATTGTGTTGTAACTGTTTCCAAATATTGACCAATATAGTCTTCTACAAGTTCTTGAGCTACACCACATAGACCTTCTAAATAAGTGTCCTGAGATGTATCACCAAACAAGTTTACTTGGTTACGAGCATCTGCAACAGGCAAATAAGAAGGCAATGGTCTATCCAATATCTTCTGTTGAACTGGGAGAATTGCTGTATCAATCATTGTATCCCCTTAATATACTTTCCAATGCTCCTTGTGGGAGCATCAGAAAGCATACTAACTATTAAACTTCGCCAGTAAACTCTAGTGTTACACCAGCTTGTACATCGTATACCAATGTGTTCAAACGACCACGGATGTAGAATGTCAAGTAGCCCAATTTTGTGATTGGAGTAGTTGTCAAAGTAGCCATCATACGGTCATAGATACGGAACAAGCGTGTCTTGCTACCGATAACACCGAAACGAACACGGTCACCAGCAGAGAATGTTGGTGCATACCACTCTTCGTAAACATCGATACCTAAGAACTTACCTACATAAGCTGGCATACCAGCAGCAGGAGCGTTGTTTTGTAACAATGTTTCTGTGAACAATGGGCGACCAAACGCATCAACCAAGCTACGAACTTGTTGAAGAGCTTGTGAGCTAAGAACCCAGCAAAGGTCATTACGATAAACAGGGCGTAATGCGTAGATAGCAGAGATGAACTTCTGATAAGTAGCGTTAGCACCAGTTAAAGTCTTAGGCGTACCTGCTGCTGTATTAGGGTCTTGAACTTGACCACCAGCCAATGCTGTTTCTAATGTTGCACCAGCAAAGTCAATACGCTTCAACTGGATAGCACCAGTACCAGAATCGATAGATGCTGAAGTACCAGATGGAGTAGCTGTCAAGTTGAACAAGCCATTGATGTTACCGTTAGAGCCAGAACCAGTACCGTCACCATTAGCCAAACCAATAGCTACAGTTTGAGCAGCAGCCATGTACAAGTCTTCGCTGAATGTTGATAACAATGTACCGTTGTCGCTTAGTACATCTTCACCAATCCAGTTTGTACCTTCGTAACGCTTGAAGTTTACTGTACGCTCAACGATTGCTTGGTCACCCACATTGGCTGGCTGGTTATAACCCCAACCGATACCTTGGTTAGCGTAACCGCTTGTATCTGAACTACCTACTAATGTAGGAACTACCAAGTTTGCTGAACCAACAACTTGATTCAAGAAAGCTTGACGGATACCTGAAGGCTGACGCATATAAGCGAAAGTTGGGTCTACAGGGCGTGGAGAACCTTGGTCTAAACCAGAGCCAACCAAACCAGTAGACTTGTTGAACAATTTAATGCTCATTTCAGTCTCTTTACCTGTCTCTTTAGCTTGTTTAGCTAATTCAACAATCTCTTGACCCATCTTTTCAAAGAAAGGAGCTTCTGGCTGTGCAGATTTACCTGCTTCGATGTCCTTACGGTTCTTCTCGATATACTCTTCTAGAGCAACCATCTTAGAACGCAAAGTACCGATTTCTTCAGTCTTAGCAAATTCTTTTAAAGATTCTTCAACAGTAGCAAGTACATCGCCTTTAACAGACTTTGATACTTCTTTTACCGCTTCTTCGGCAGCAGCTTTTACGCCTGCCAATACTTCTTGTTTTAAATCAGACATGATTTAGTTCCCTTTTAAAGATTTAATAATGTCTCTTAGTTCAGCATCAGCTTTAAGCTGTTCCAAGAGTTTTTTGGCTTCCATCTCTTCATTTGGAGCTTGGTCTTCAGTTGTGTCTCCTGCTGGCATCTCACCAGATTCGTCATCATCTTCATCACTAACTTCAATATGAATCAACAGATAGTCCTTAAGTGCTGAAATAGCACTTTTTGCTTCTGAGCGAGATGCTCCAGCTTCACGCAGGGAACGCTCATATACTGCCAAGTTAATTGTGCCATCCTTATGTTTGGCAGTCTTAACATTGGTAATCTTTGCTGATGGCATTGCTGGATTAATCACAATTGATGTCTCTCTTAAAGTAATTTCATTGAATTTATATCCAACCCATCTATCTTCAGCAATAATATCTTCATAATCGTTACTTGTAAAGCCAATTGAGAATCCACCAATAATTGAATTCTCATCTTTAGTCATTTTACGAACATCTTGACCTCTAGTTGTATCGTAAAACTTACCATAACCGATTACGCCTTCCATTGTCTTCTCAAATTTAGTCCAATAACCGATTGGGTCTAGAGTAGAGTGCTGAAAATACATTGGAAGTGGTGTATCGTAAATACCTTGTCTCATCGTAGCGTTATAGCTATCAATGAACTTGTCTAGGGCTGACGGAACAATCACATCGCCTACCAAATCTGGTACGCCAAAAGTAGTAATCATTCCAGCAATATCATAATCAGGAGAATCTACTTCCTTCTTAATGAGCTTACCAGCAAAATCTTTAGTTACGATTTCTTTAGTGTTCATGATGTTTTGCCTTGTGTATCAGTTGATTGGGCTGGATTAGTTGGCTCTCCATCTTGACCTTTTACTGGAGCTTTACCACTAATAAGTTCTTTGCCTTTACCATCTGGAAGTGGAGCATAATTCATGTGCGCCCTAACTTCGTCAATAGTAAATGCACCTGTATTCGATAATAATTGGATAAAGTTAGCTTGAGATAACAAGTCACCCTTAAGGTAAGCTTCATCATCAAACTTTACTTTCAATACATCACGCTTATCTGCTGGGATAAGGATGTCTGTCAATGTAGCTTCGATGTTAGAAACGATAGGGTTCAGAGTATCTCTGTACCATCCAGCATTATTAGCAACTACATTGTTAAAACGAGCATTAGCTTCTGAGCCAACTTTAGATGGTGGAACACCAAATGAAGCTGCAATCTCAGTAATTAATTGTTTGCGGAAAGCCAACAAATCAGCAGTCTGAGGATTAGAAAGCATCTCAGTCATGATGATGTCAGCATCTTTATCACCAGTTACGAAAATACCACCAGCTTGAGTGTTGGTGTTATTAGGGTCTAGAGTAAAGTTTCTCTTCAAATCTGCTAAGAAATTATCTTTTTCTTTAGCATCTGTGAAGGCATTAAGCATTGGTGACTTATAAACACCAGAAATCCTTGCACCATTAGCAAATGTTCTAAGGGCAAAATTGTCTGCCTGAATTAATAAGCGAATTTTGTCAGCATTGCGTAAGATTAGAGATTCACCAGTTAAACCATCAATCTCAACATCACGAACTTGGAACATTTCGCTTGGAGCAAATGCGTTATATCCACTCTCACCGATAAAGTCATAACGAACTAACCGAGTACGACCATCCATCGTTTCGGTAATCGGTCTCATACGATATGGATTCAACAATGTCATTCTTGGTACTAAACCATCACGATTCGGTGCGCCAATAAATGCGTTACCCCATGCTCTAAGCACGAATACCATATTATAGATGAATGTATATGTATTCTGACGCTCATTCGGATTCTTCAATCGTTCCAATGCGATATTCGCAATGTTCTTATTGATAGTACCTTGAGGTCTGATGAATTTCTCTTCTGCTTCATCCCATTGATAAATGGAAATAGGTAATTGAGCAATCGCTTTAGATGTCGCATCTAAGCAAGCAAAGACTGTACCGTTGTTAAGTGCATCCCAAACGATGTCAATTTGCGCTCCATTAGGAGTTGTAGTGCTAGTTGGAACATATCCATACCAGTTAAAGCCATTTGGTGCGTAGTCCGCAAAAAAGCGACCACTACCAGACATCAAATTCTTAACTCGGTCAATAATCTTCAAGCTATCCCCCAATACATTTGTCGTTGTTGCGGATTCTCAATATCTAGCGAACACGCCATTACCATTGTCATTACCGCATCTATTTTATTTGGAGAAGAAGGACTCTCCTTTTGTGGATATAAATTTCCTTTATTATCAGGTCTAATGTGAGCATTTGCAACCTGCCATGACATAAAAGATGACTTATTATGTATTATTTTACCCTCATTTAGCAATCTTTCAAAGTCCATTGCTGCTGGATTGATTACCATACCATTTTGATTGATAGGCTCAAGGGTCATTGTTAAGTCTTGTGCTAGTTTAGCTG